GCAACAGGTGCAGCAATTACATTAGACTCTAGTGTAGTCTCCAGCCCTGCACTTATAACCGCTTTTGAGGTTGATAGGGTTGTAATAGTGCCAAGAGATGCAGTAGTAGGGAAGCTAGAGGTTATAGGCTCAAGTACGTTTGCTTGAACACTTCCTAGACCCACGGTAGAAATATAACCAGTTACAGGAAGTGTATTGTGAGATGATAGAGTTATTAACCCTAAAGCTGTGGTTATGGGTAGTGCAGGAACTTGCTCTGTAGAACTCTGGTTAGCTAACTGTCCTAAAGAAACAGTAGCCTTTAATGAATCCTCTGCAACTAGGTCGGGGTGAGAATTATTAAGTGTCCAATAAATATTTGTACTTACAGTTAAGGGGAAGCTATCTGTTAACTGTTTTTGTACACTACTATTAGCTAAGTCAGAAAGTGCAAATGTTCCTATAAGAGTCGCAGAACTGCTAAGAGAACTTAACTGAAACCTTAAAGATGGGTCACTAAATGTCGTATACTCGGTAATACCAGAAAGGGCAGGTTTTGCATTTACAAGGGTGGCTACACTACCAAGAGATGCGGTAACAATATTAGAGGTCGTAAGTCCCTGATTAGCTACTGCAACAGTCACAGCACCAAGGCTAACAGTTGCTTCTTGGTCGTGGTTGTAAGGAGCAAAGTGCTGTAGTCTAGCCCTGTAAACAACCTTACCTATAGGCTCACCATAACTTACAGTACCAGAAACACCCTCTGGTTTAAGTAAGTAGTTATAACCAGTGTTACCTAGTTGTCCTTGTGATAAGACACCTTCAAGACCAGTGACAGGTCTAAACTGTCCTACAATAGCACTTATGTTAGTAGTAACAAGAGAAGGACTAGCCGAGAGTCCCGTCAGTGTCACAGAGTTATTCATATAAGACAGTACAGCACTAGAGTTTAACTCAAACGTACCTATCTCTACTAGACTTGCGGTGTATGCACTAGGCGCACCGCCAGTGTTACCAGTACCTAACTGGAAGAAGTGCCTTCTGTCTGCTGCATTAACCGTTCTCCAAGCTAATACACCATCTACCGTATTAAGAACGTAACCACTAGGCTTTCTTAAGTCTGTAGCTGTAGAGATAACAGAACTAGTCTTAGTGGTAAGGGAACCTAAACCTACAGATATACTTATACCTGTGTATCCAGATCCACCAGCAAGTACGAATATTAGAGGTGTATAGAAAGCTGTAACTGAAGCAACAGAGGCCGTTGCTGACAAGCCACCAATAGTTACAACAGCATTTACAGAGGATGAACTAGCACCACTCGCTAATGGGGTTGAACTTAGGGGGCTTACACCTAGCATTATTGTACCATAGTCGCAGCAGTGTAGTCAGAGGCAAAGTGTGCGTGTAATCCTGTAAGGTCTGCGGTAGTCAAAATCCTATCATAAAAAAGCATAGCCCGCAGATCACCACTTGGCATGTAGTTATTTAAATTTTGATTTATGTGAGTAGGCGCAAATCCATAGTGAAATTGACCATCAGTAAGTGCAATGGAGTGATATTTTCCGTTGTTATTCGTGTCAGAAATTGCGTCCCAGACTTGACCTGCATTGTAGTTGGTTGCATCGACTTTATCTATATATAATTTTGACGTGGACCACGCTGATTTGCCGTTGGTGCTCCATGTCCCAAACGGAGTCGTTCCCGGCCTCAAAGATGCACCCGTACTATTTTCTTCGGCTAAAAACGCCGCAGACTCTCTGTCCATTGCCATCATGAAATAGTTATTTTGTATGTTGTTATTTCCTGCAAACCATTGTATCCCGCCGGGCGGACTATGATAATCCTCTCTTTTTGCGAAGATCAACACAGCTGTTGAATTTGATGGCTGTGTTTGATTAGCTAAACCCGTTGAGTGGCAATAAACAGGAGCAGCACCGGTAATTGTGTCGAGTTTTAACGCAGGCAGGCCACCTGTCCCAGATGTTGTGTAGGTACACAGACTTAAGTCCAAGGTAAAATTAGGTCCTGAATTGCCACTTACGTCACTCCATGTGGTGCCTGATCCGGGGTATGAATTACTGTCTTTTATGTCGTATAGGCCCAGTAAGCCATTTAACGGGAGGAACGACAAACTACAAGCCGTTGTTCTGGTTGCAGTCCGGACACCATCTGAAGCTCTAACTCTAAAATTTACGTTCCCCGCTCCGGTGGCAGACGTGTTCGCCGTTAAACTAAAAACGCCCGTGGTTTGATTGATGGACACTGACGTTAATTGAGGTGGTAGGCTGCTTGCACTATAGACCGTAGTGCCATTGTGGGCATCAAATGAGTAGGTAACTGGAAAACCATCATCATCAAGAGCTTTAGCATTTATAGTTGAAACAGCCCCAGCGGTTAACTCTAAAGTACTTGGAATGGTGTTGGCAAAGTCTGGAGAAGCGTTATCGGTAAAATCCTCTGCTGACATAGTGACAAAAATTACAGCATCAGAACTACAGGTGATAGCATTACCACTATTACTACTCTCATGAATAGTATTTCTAGCTAAAGTAGGGCCAGTAGCATTATAGTATCCTAAACCTACCTCCCAATTAGAACCATCTTCTATGGTATATCTTATGTAGTCCCCAGTAGAAACTCCTGAAGCTGTAAAGGTTTGATACCCGTCAGGGGCGGTGCCTAGAGTTAAAGTACCCGCACCGCCACTAGCGACTGTCATTTTAGCTCTGTTGACTAACTTTACCATAAGACTTTAGTTCCTCAAGAGTGTATTAGGCTAGGCGAAGAATAGAAGTTGATGCGCCCGGAGCTGGGAACTGTACAGTAAAGTCACCAGAGGTAGCACTAACAGTTCCACCAAAGTCAAAGATAGCAATAATATTATTAGTGGTAAACTGAGGATTGTATAAGATACAACCATCAGCAGATGTTGTCACACTTTGAAAGACTGCATCGTTAAAGTCCAAGATAGCAGTTGTGCCATCCATTTGAGGGTAGGTTGTGGCATTACCACTTGCATCTGTTGTTGATAGGGCAGCAGTTGCACCTGTAGTGAGAGTGTTGTAAACACTAGTGTAACCACTACCGGATGCTTGATCTGAACCTAACTCCGAGTAAGATACTGTAGTAGGTCCATAGTTAGCAGATGGGTTTTCTTTAATTAGTGCAACTCTCATTGTGTCACTATCAAAATCGTGGTTTCCCTTAAGCAACTCTAGTTTAAAAGCGTTACTAAGTCCTGTTGTAATAGTACCCATTATATATTTTCCTTGTTGTCTTCTTCTGCCTCATCGGACAGGTCACTTGTTTCAGTTGAGACCTCTGTATCAGGGTCATAGTTCAGTTCAGCTATATCCATAAGGTCTTGTATGACCTCTGGATGATCACTGACGTTAATGTCTGCACCGTTAAGGTTACGAAGGAATGCTGCAATCTCACGTAGGTCGTGTGGGGCAACATCACCAGCCTTGATACAGGGCATAAGGTCGTAGTTAAGTCCATTAAGCTGCCATAAGCGTTCTACTAGCTGTTTGTTAAGTACATCGACAATAGCTTGAATGTAGCTTTCTAAGGCACGTAGAAACAGGTCAGTCTTACTTTTAGAGAGGGCGTATGATCCATTGTTACCCCCACCGAGCATAAGAAACTCAGAAAGAACACTACGGGCAATGTCATGTTGATAACGCCTAACAATAGGGTCAATATCTAGGTTACGAGTGCCTGAACTGGACATTAACTCTACATCTACTAGACGCACATTAGTGGGGCTACCATCCTTATCAGGGTAGGTGTCACTAGGGGTAATAATGTAGCCTTGTTCGTTGAACTTTACATCACGTAAGATTTGCTCAAGATTGGCAACAAAACCTGTCTGTGCAGATGTAGCATCCCCAGAAAGGTACTCAGAAGGAATACGAGCTACAGGGATACCTGCTAACTCACGTTCTACTGCTATAGCTTCTATAGATTGTAGGTTGTTTAAGTATTGATACGATGTGTAAGCATTGCGTAGGATACTACGACCACTGGGATCACCGTTAATAGAAGTAGTTCTATAATAGAGGCTTTTGTTAGACGGGATGTAGTGTTGAGAAAGTGCATAACCTGTATCCTGATAGAGTCCTAGTACCTCGCCTGTCTTGGTGTCTACATCAAACCTAGAGACTGTCCAAGGCGCACGACAAACAATTTTACGGACACCCATGCGCCCGTCAGTATACTTACTATACTTCTTATACGATTGCTTAGTAGGCCCAACACGGCGCTTATATACAACCTCAAACCAAGCAAAGCCATACGACAAGCTTGATAACGCTTCCGCAATGTGGTCATCAAGCGAATGTTCCATGTCATCAAAGACACTTTCCACAAATAGAGCTTCATTCTTAGCTTCCTCAGTGTCATTAGCTGGTTCAACCTTGAGTTTGACGTCTCTAAGTACTTGTTCAGCAGCATACATAACTGCGCCAATAGTACTGTCATTATCTCTCATTTCCCTATATTTACGGATAGCAGCTTTGCCACGTAACTCAGGAATAAATTCATCAGACCTTATCTGACCATTACGGACGTTCTGTCCACTGACCCCTAGTGTTTGGGTCGCTTTAGTTTTACTCAATCTTCTGGGCATTATAGGAGTCCCTTAGCACTAGAATATGCTAGTTTAAGTTGTGGCTTTGCGTACCCATTAAGACTAAGGTCGGTGATGGCCCATACACAGGCATCTAATCTATCTGGCGACCCTAAAGACCCAAGAGGTTCCCACTGAACCATCTGATCCTCTAAGTCGTTAAGCCCTCTGACGTGTTTAACTCTGCCTTGCTCGTATAGTGCAGATACAGGTTCAGCCCTAGCCATCTTGCCTCTACTCGCATGAACGAGGCGTATGGGTAGAGCTTCATCTTCTGTGTGTAATGTGTGTCTTACCATGTCGCCGCCCTGATTCTTCTCGGCAACAATCCTATCAGCCATATGCTCTCTGTATAACTCAACAGCCTTAGCTGCCCAAGCTTGAGGACTGTA